CTGTTAACTTGAATACATTTCGTATTAAAAGAAACGAAGACCTAGAGGTAGAAACTGTTAAGTTAAAAGTACTTAACTACGAAGAATACCTTGACAAGTATGCTGATTCTGAGTATAACTCTATTAACACAGGACAACCACGGTTTGTTGTACGTGCACCTAGTTTAGAACTCCTCTTTATACCTACTGCTGATAAAGCATATGAAGTAGTCTATGAGTATTATACAGTTGGCTTTAACCTCAACTTAGCTACAGATGTACCAAACTTACCTGAAGCATATGAGCATGTCATTGTCGATGGCGCTATGTATTATGTCTATCAGTTCCGTGGAGACTTTCAGGCAGCCAATCTAGCACTTCAAAAGTTTGAACAAGGTATTAAACAACTTCGCAGCATCTATATTAACCGCACTGAATACTTACGAGATACACGGGTTCATTACTAATGGCAACACAGTGGCAGACATTTCCTATTGAGTTTAGAGGTGGTCTTATCTCTAATCTCAGTCCGTTACAGCACGGCGCTAATGCTGTAGGTTCTGCTACTATTCTGCAGAACTTTGAACCATCTAAAGAGGGTGGTTACAGTAAGCTGCGTGGCTATGAAAAGTACGACAGTGATGTTGTCCCTGGTACAGGCCCAGTTGTAGGTGTTAAGGTTATAAACAACGACGAAGTATTAGCAGTTCGTAGTGATACAACTTCTAGCGTGGTGTATCATAGCTCAGGTACAGGTTGGGCATCTAAGCATACCATGGCTTACAACGGCGGAAAGGTGAGGTTCACAGATCTTAACTTTGGTGTAGGGCATAAAGTCTTAATGGTAGATGGGGTTAACTACCCTGCTGTGTTTGATGACGCTACTAATACAATAACATCTATTACAGGCAATACTGATGTAGAAGGTGCACAATACGTAGCTGTATTTAAGACTACCGTATTTTATGCAAAAGGTACAAACCTATACTTTACTGCGCCTAGTACGTATGATGATTTTTCTGCTGCTAATGGTGGTGGTGTTATTAACGTAGCACACCAGATTACAGGCTTAGCAGTGTTCAGGGATCAGCTTATTGTATTTTGTCGTAACAGCATTAAGCGTATTACAGGTTCAACGACTGCTGACTTTGTTATGGCACCTATCACAGATACAATAGGTTGTATCAGCGGTGATACCATTCAAGAGGTAGGCGGTGATATTATGTACGCTTCGCCTGACGGTCTACGCCTACTAAGTGCTACAGATCGTATAGGTGACTTTGGTCTAGATATTTCATCAGACCCTATAGCTAAAGATGCAGATTTATTCTTAAAGTCTACTTCTGATTTTTGCTCTGTCGTGCTGCGTGAGAAAGCGCAGTATCGTGTATTTGCTTATCTATCAGCAGAACAGAGGCCTGCAGCAAAAGGTCTTCTTGCTACAAAGATTGTTGCACAAGGTGGTTCAGGTTTTGAGTGGGCTACTCTTAAAGGTATTAAGGCTTACGTAGCAGACAGTAAGTACACAGAGAGTTTTGATGAAACAGTTATCTTTGCTAATGAGGATGGCTATGTGTATCAATTAGAATCTGGTTCTAGCTTTGATGGTTCTATTATTGAAGCTATCTTCGAATCTCCTTACATGCCTATTACAGACCCTCAAATACGTAAGACGTTCTACAAGATGACTTTGTATGCTGAGCCTCTAGGTAACATGTATATAGACTTCAACCTCAAGTTCGACTTTGGTGCCAATGCAAGTATAGGACATATTCAACCTAACACCATTAACCTTTCAAGTACTGGTAACTCAGTTTTTATCTTTGGTAACACGGAATCAACCTACGGAATATCTACCTTTGGCGGTGAACTAGATAAAGTATATAGTGAAAATGTTATTGGTTCAGGTAAAACAGTAGCACTTCGTATTGAGGACAACTCTTCTAACCCTTCATTTACTCTAGATACTATTCTGCTAGAGTTCAGACAAAACGATAGACAGTAAGGACGTAACACATGGCAGGATATACACGTCAGGATACGACAAACAACATTGCTAATGGTAAAGTTATTGATGCAGACGATTTTGATGCAGAGTATAATGCCTTAGAATCTGCTTTTAATAGTATCACAGGACATTCCCATGATGGTACAGAAGGAGAGGGTGCGCCTATTACGGTTGTTGGCCCTACCCAAGATGTTATCGTTTCAGGCACACAGGTTCTACCTAAGACTACAAACACGCTAGACCTAGGCTCTGCTGCAGCACAGTACAAGAACGCTTGGTTTGATGGTACTGTAACAACAGATGTACTAAAGGTAGATCAGACAACTACTCTTACAGGCAATGTCACAGCCTCTGCAGATTTGTCTGTTGGTGGCAACCTTACTGTTACAGGTAATGCTACTATCGCAGGCAACTTGACATTTGGTGATGCAGCTACAGATACTGTGTCTTTTGCAGCAGACGTAAACAGCCATATTCTTCCAGACGTTGATAACACATATGACTTAGGTAGCTCCACTAAAGAGTGGCGTAACTTGTATATTGATGGTACAGCTAACATTGACAGTCTTGTAGCAAATACAGCAGACATTAATGGTGGCACACTTGATGCGGTTACTATTGGTGGTACTACTGCGGGTGCTATTACAGGTACTACTATTAGTGCTACTTCGTTTGTTGGACCTCTTACAGGTAATGTTACAGGCAGTGTAACAGGGAACGTTACAGGCAACTTAACAGGTGATGTTACTGGTGACGTAACAGGTAATGTGACGGGTAATGTTACAGGCAACTTAACAGGCAATGTTACAGCAGGTACAATTACAGTTACGGGTACTGTTGATGGTGTAGACATTTCAGCATTTAAGAGTGCTTACGATAGCCACAACCATGATGGTCGTTACTACACAGAGACGGAAGCAGACAACCGCTTCTTGAGAGATAGTGAGGTTACAAACCTAGCTCAAGTAAAAGCCTTTGATAGTGCTGACTACGCAACTGCTGCACAGGGTGTAAAAGCAGACGCTGCGTTGCCTAAGACAGGCGGTACAATGACAGGTAACATTACGTTTAATAGCACGCAGCTATTTGATGGACGTGATGTAAGCGCAGACGGTGCTACACTAGATGATCTAGAAAACAGAGTAGACACCCTAGAAACTGCACCTTCTACAAACCAAACGATTGTTGCAGGAGACGCCTTAACAGGAGGTGGCTCCACTAATACAGTAACGATTAACCACGCAGACACATCAGGTCAAGGCTCTGTAAACTTAGGCGGTCGTACTTACATTCAGGGTATCTATCTAGATAATTATGGTCACGTTATAGATATTACAACTGCTACAGAGACAGTAACTGATACTAACACTAATAAACTTACAACCTTCCAAGTAGAGGATGGTGATGGTACAGAGGTCACTATCTCTCATGCTAAAGAGTGGAAGTTTGTTGAGGGTGGTGGTATTAACATTAACTGGACAGATACCTCTCCAGGTTCTGATGCAGACCCTTATGACTTGATGTTCACTATCAATACAGGTGTAACTGCAGGTAACGGTCTGACTGGTGGTGGCACTCTAAATGCTACAAGAACTCTTCATGTAGGAGCAGGTAGTGGCATTACTGTTACTGCCGATACTGTTGCACACGCAGACACCTCTACTGCATCAAGTAGCAACAACTCTGGTCGTACTTATATTCAAGATATTACTCTTGATGGGTTTGGGCATGTTACAGCTATAGGAACTGCTACCGAAACAGTAACTAACACGACTTACACAGCAGGTTCTGGCCTTACCCTATCAGGTACAACCTTTAGCCATACTGACACATCTAGCCAAAGCTCTGTCAACAACTCTGGTGGTACAGTTATTCAAGATGTTACTCTTGACGGGTTTGGACACGTGACGGGCCTTGTAAGTTATAATCTTGATGGACGTTACTACACAGAGACAGAAGCAAATAGTCTTTTTGTAAATGTCGCTGGTGACACCATGACAGGCAACTTGACGCTTAGTAGCGGTAATATCACAGTTGGCGGCACTGTCTATGGGCAAAGGTTTAGGCCCACAAGTACAAATAACTGGCTATTTGAGAACACCGCAGGTGAAGCTTTATATTACTATAATGACACAGCCCAGCTTTGGATATGGCGTCCAAATGGGGCAGACGAAGTAATGCGGGTGGATACAACTAGGTTAAAGGTCACAGGTAACATTGAGTACACAGGAACTATCACAGACGTATCAGACGATAACCTGAAGGAAAACAAAGTCCAGATTACTGGTGCACTTGATAAGATCGCAGCACTTACAGGCTATACTTACAATATGGTCTATGAAGATGCAGATCAGACAGAAATGGGTGTCATTGCTCAGGATGTTCAGGCTGTTCTTCCTGTTGCAGTTAAGAATATCAAACTAGATACCGATGGTGACGGAGCAGACGAAGGTTACCTTGGTGTTTCTTACGTCCAACTTATTGCTCCTATGATTGAAGCTATCAAAGAGTTGAAGACACGTGTAGAAGAACTCGAAGCACAGCTAAACGCATAGGGGAGATAGGTCATGGGCAACATCTCCTTGACAGCAGAGGAATTAGAGGCTATGCTTGACAGAGCAGCTAAGCGTGGTGCTAGAGAGATACTAGACCAGCTTGGCTTGCATGATGAGACTGCTGCTAATGACCTACGTGAAATGCGTAACCTCTTAGACACATGGCGAGACACACGTAAGAGTATCTGGAATACCTTCGTTAAGATTTCAACTATCGCAATTATAACCTTTATCGCTGGCGCTGTATGGATGCAGGTCGGCAATGGTAAGTAAGGACTACTATTATGGCTAAACGATTTGCAGGCTTTACACCTGAACAGCTAGGAAAGATCATCCCTGAGATGTCGGGTATGCAGTCTGACGAACAGGCTAAGTTCCTGGCTGCTACGCCCAGCGCTGCTGCACGGGTTAACATGATGTCAGAGAAAGCTCGTGCAGCTATTGAAGGTCGTATAGGTATGGCAGCAGGGGGTGTACCAAGTCAGTTCATTTCCTACGTGGATGCAGAGGGCCGCAACTCACAGAAGTTAAACCCAGAGTGGACAGCTTGGAAGAACCAACCTAAAACCCCCGCTCCTACAGTTAAGAAGCCTGCCACTACACCTGCTCCTGCAGTTAAGAAGTCCGCCACTACACCTGCTCCTGCAGTTAAGAAACCTCCAGTAACTCCAAAAACAGGCTCTGCACCTACACCTATTACCAATGGATATTCTGGCGGCAGGAAAGTTAATACTACCGATAGATTTATTACATACACAGATGCAGAAGGGCGTGTATCTCAGAAGCCAAATCCTGACTACGGTAAGCTTTATAATGTTGGCATTCCAAATCCTCCTAAAACACCTTCTAAAACACCTACAACTATGCCTACGGAGCCTACGCAACCTCCTACAACACAACCTTCTACAGGCAAAGCACCTAGTAGGTGGATTACGTATGAAAATGAGGAAGGCTTAATTAGTCAGAAACCAAATCCTGACTATGAAGTATGGAAAGAGACAGGAAAAACACCTGAGCAAATACAAGAAGAAGAACGTATTGCAGAGGAAGAAAAGCAACAGCGTCGAGCAAATGCTGCTAAGAAGACCTTTGAAAGAACGCAGGGTGGTACTATTGATTTAGACAATGCTAAAAGTAATTTGGCTAATGAAGGTACACGCTTAAATAACCTAAAGTCTGCACTAGATAATCTAGACCCTTCTAGTGAAAACTACGAGAAAGACTTAGCTAGGTATGAAGAAGCCATTAAAATGGCTGAAGCCGAATACAATAAGGCTGAAGAAAGTTACAAGCTAGCACAAGAGCAGTACTCGCTTTTGAATAAGCCTAGCAAAGATGAGCTACTAGGTACTGCTATTGATGATCCAAGCGCTTTAGTCTCAGAAGCTGACGTAAAAAAGATTGAGGTTACTGAAGATCAGTTCCTTGGCGATGATGTAGGTAAACTCTCTGATGAAACGCCGAAGGCAGATGTAACTACTGCAGATGGAGATTACACAGCAGAAACACCAGAAGCTAAAGAAGCTGTTTCCGTAGATACGGCAACTGTTACTGCGGAAGTACAGGCCACACTAGATAAGCTAGAAGCGGCTACGGGTAAGCCAAGCGATGAAGCACTGGTTGATGCAGCTACTATGTCTCCAGAAGATCTAGCACAACTTGGCCTATCTGCTGCACAGATTGAAGAAGCTATTCGTGTACAAAAACCTACAGAGCGTACCCTTCAAGAGGGTGAGCTTATCTCTGGCTCTAGCGTTGACATGGATCGTGTCACAGAAGAGATTGACTATACTGCTGCAACAGGTACACCGTCTAGTCAAGCTACTGTACAAGGACAACTTACAGGCTTGATGAAGCAGTTTGAGGGTGGTGCTACACCTCCTTGGGCTGCAGGTGCTATGCGTGCCGCTGCTGCACAGATGGCTGCACGTGGTTTGTCTGCTTCCTCTATGGCAGGTCAGGCTATTGTACAAGCTACTATGGAATCCTCCATTAACATTGCTTCTGTAGATGCAGCTACCTTCTCTCGCTTTGAAGAGCGTAACCTATCAAACAAACAACAGATGGCTGTACTTGCTGCAGAGCAACGTGCAAGCTTCCTTAACCTAGAGTTTACACAGGACTTCCAAGCTAAGGTAGAGAACGCATCTAAGATCACAGAGATTGCTAATGCTAACTATAACACAGATGTACAGATTGCACTAGAGAACTCTCGTAATGCTCAGTCCGTACAACTTGCAAACTTGAATGCTCAGAACGCTAAGATCCTAGCGGATGCTGCAGCTATGACTAACATAGACATGGCTAACCTTAACAACCGTCAACAGGCTGCTGTTACTAACGCTAAAGCTTTCCTTGAAATGGATATGGCTAACCTAGACAATGAGCAACAGACTGCTACGTTTAAGGCGCAGGGCTTAATCAATGCAATGTTCAATGACCAAGCTGCAGAGAATGCATCACGTCAGTTTAACGCTACCTCACAAATGCAGACAGATCAATTCTACGACAACCTATCTGCTACTGTATCCATGTTTAATGCAGAACAGCGTAGCACTATTGACCGCTTCAACGCAGGTGAGATAAACAGTGCTGAACAGTTGTATGTAAAGATGAAGGATGCACGTGAACAGTTTAACGCACAGAACTCTCTGTTGGTTGAACAAGCTAACACGGCGTGGCTTCAGTCTGTCTCTACTGCTGATACGGCTGCACAGAACTTAGCTAACCGTGATGCTGCACTTGCTGCAACAGGCCTGACTTCCATGGCATTTGAAGGGCTACTACAGGAGTCTCGTGATATTATGTCATTTGCATGGCAGACGGAGAACAACGACGCAGACCGTGCTGTACAACTCATGCTAGGGAAGATGAAGATTGATGAGGCGAAATCTGCGGCTAAAGCTTCTGGTAGGGCTGGTTTCTGGGGTGCTATTGGTAAAGTTGCTGCCTCTGCAATCTTCAAGGTTCCTAATTAATAAGGGTAATATATACATGGCTGATTTTCAAAACTTTACGTTTGATATTGAAAAGTACAAACAAGAACGCCCTAAAGAAGAACCTACTCCGCAGGGCTTAGCTTCTAAACCTGAACAGAATAAAGCAGAACCAGGGCAAGTTGATCCTATGGAAATGCTCAAGTCTGATATTGCTAGGTATTCTGCTAGGTACTTCTCACCACGTCCCAAGGCTAGACCTGATGATGTATCCATCGAAGGTACAGGACCAGAAGTATTACGCCCTCAAGGTAGAAAGGGGCCAGAGGTAGTACGTCCTTCAGCTAAGCTGTCTGTAGTAGAACAGTGGGAAAAAGCTATGAAAGAGGCTAAAGACTTAACAGACTTTGAAAAGGAAGTACTCCAGTCTGTAACTCCTAGCCTGGAGATGCGTGAAGAGCAGGGTATTACACAGTCTCGTAGAAGCCCTTACATCAAAGCTAATGATGCTGATGAACCTCTTCTAGAGCCTACGCCTATCGAGGAGTCTCCTCTACAGGATACAGGTACTGGCTTGATGTCTAGGGATTCTAATGTTGAGCAGGATGATTCTACACCTATTGTAACTACAGAAGATGTAGTGGCAGATGTACTTGAATCTGTAGAAGTTGAAACCCCTACGACAGAGGAAGCTACTGCTGTAGAGGACTCTGAAGGTGAGGGGTTGATGACACGCCCTGTGGCTAAACCTGACTGGATAAAAGAAGCGCAAGAATACTTAGGTCTCTCTGTTGATGGCCTTTGGGGTAAGAATTCTAAACGTGCTATGGCTTCGTTCCAGATGCAAAACGATCTCCCTATTACAGGGCAACCTGATTCAGATACAATGGCGGCTATGAGGAACGTAGATACGAAAGACCCTCGAAATCGTAAAGCACCCTCTAACCTCCTTACTGCAGACGGCAAAAAGCCTGAGATGGCTAAGGTGAAAGAGTGGGCAAAGTCTAACATTAAAGATCCTACACGGGCTGCTGCATTTGTAGCTACAGTAGAGGCAGAATCAAAAAGATCCCTGACAGAGGGTGGGTATCTTTGGAGTAGGGATCTTGGTAGAAACAGGACTCCAGAGGAGATCGCAAAGAAGCTAGGTGGTAGCTCATCAAGAAGAGCAGCATTCAGAGCACTTGCTTCAAATCCACTATATACCGAAGGTAGCAATGCAACAAAGAATGCAATGATCTTTGATATATATTACGATGATCAGTATCGCAGTAAAGCTTATAAGTTAGGCAATACAGAAACTGGTGATGGGTCTAAGTTTAAGGGTAGGGGTTTGATTCAACTTACAGGGCGCAGAAACTATAAAGAAGTTGGCGATGTTTTGGGAATAGATCTTGTGAAAAACCCAGAGCTTGTGAATGACCCTGAGTATGCAGTACCTGTTGCTCTTGCTTACTTGAATATAAAAGATAAGAACTTTTTTGGTAGAGATATTACTCAAAACAGTCTTGCATCTATCGTAGGTCACGCAGATGACGACAATAAAACAAAAGCAAAAGCCCGTTGGAAAAGAGTCACAGACTTAAAAAAAGAGATGTATAAATAATGGGCGGTCTACCTCTAGAACTCGTAACAATGCTAGGCTCCACCGTACTTGGTGGGGTCATGTCCATATGGGGTCAAAGCATTAAAGCTAAAGAAGCACAACAGAAGATGCTCATGGAGCGTGCTAACTTTAATATGCAGGCTGCTAACACTGCACGAGAGCACGGCAAGAACGACAAGCATTTTGCTTGGACACGACGCCTCATTGCTTTATCTTCAGTTTTTGCTATTATAGTATTGCCAAAGCTAGTAGCAGTATGGTATCCTGAAGTAAGCGTTATCGTAGGATACTCAGAAGTACAGGTTAGGTTCCTAGACTTCTTGTTTGGTAATGGCCCTGAAGTAGTAAAATGGAAAACTGCACAAGGTTTCGTTATAACCCCGTTAGATACACATATAGTTTCAGCAATCGTAGGTTTGTACTTCGGTGCAGGCTTCACAAAGTAAGGTAAGTATTATGCCAAGTCAATTCTCTGTGCCCATTCCAGGGCAGTCTCTCACAGACACACCTAAGAATGCACGATGGGAACGTCCACCTGAGATGGTTGATCCTGTCAAGATCGTAGAATACTATGTTAAGATGCTTGCAGATGAAGAGCTTCTACAGGATATCGGTATTGTGTTTGAACTGGGTGGAGACATTAAGTCTTTCACAGAGGCGTTCATGCTTCTTGGTGTTGCTAATGGTTTGCATACAGTTGAAGCAGGCATGGTTGCAGCCCCCGTAGTAGGTACTCTAATCAAGCTTGCCATGGAAGACATGGGTATAGAGGCACGTGAAACTAACGTAGACTACGAGAAGCTCTCTACTGAGCGGGAGAATGAACGTATCAAACTTCTTATTATGGCTGCTATTGAAGAGGACGCTAAGAATGATGGAGAGTCTTCTGGCGTACTAGAGCAAATCACAGCGGAGATGGGTACTGAAGAAGAGCCACAAGAGACAGAGGCTCCTGCTGAAGAGCCTGAAATGAATGAAGAAACAAGCCCAGCGCCACAGGGTATGGGTCTTATGGCGAAAGGTAATATGTAATGTCTGATGCTTTTATGGCTTTTGCAACAGGGTTTCTGGATCGTACTTCAGAGATCATTGATAAGGCAAGAGAGAAAGAAGAAGAATACCGTGATAAACTAACGCAGGAAGCTGATAAAGCTAAACCTAAGATCGGTAGAATAAGAGAGATTGTAGGTCAAGCTCGTGGTTTAGCTGCTCAAGCTAAGCAGCTTGGTGCAACGCCTGATATGATTGAGGCTGCAGTTGCTTCTGGTCCTAATGGTCTAGTTACTCTTACTACGGACCTTACCAAGATTAAGAGGAACATGGGTAGTCGTTGGGATCCTGAAGTAGTAAAGAACTATGCAGAGATGCCTGAAGGCTTTAAGGGTAGCGGCAGACCTATTGATGAAATAATCAATGAAACCTATGGGTTTAAGGTAAGTGGTGTAGGTTCTACTGCAGCACCAGAGCGTAATTGGTTACAGCGGTTGGGTGGCAAAGGTTATAAGGCTGCAATACGTGCTGAGCTTGATAAAGATGTCTATCATGATGGTTACACCATTACGGACTTGGCAGAGCTTGCAAACCAAGAAGAATATAAGAGCTTGATGCCTGGCACCTTCATGACCATTGCCTCACCTAAGTTCTTTGACCCTGATGATGTAAAAACTGAGCGTAGCGCTTTTGATGACATACGAACTGATGCGGTACTTCAAGCTAAAAATAGTGATGCTTATGTAGCCTTAGAAAACGACATTACTACGGCAAAGGGTAGGAAGGATATCTCCCCGCAAGAGAAACCAGAGCATATTGCTTATATTAAAAGTCTAGAAGCTCGACAGGCTGCTTTGTTAAGAGATAGCTATAAACCCATGTTAGAGGCTTATATCAGAGGTCGTGTAAAAGACTACACTGGCGGTGGTTATCTAGAATCAATGGGTGACATTATTGATCTATATCTAGGTGAAGGTGCTACTGCTGCTCTTATAGGTGAGCCTGAAAAGGACGAGACAAAAGAGGCTACTGGTACTGACGCTAAAGAGCAAACAGATACTGAAATCAAAACAGAGGAACTAGATCCTACAATAACGACTCTAATACAAGATGCAGGTGGCGAAGCTGAGACTACAGAAGATGGTAATCTCCGTATTAAACACCCAGCTATAGCAACAATTACAGGTGGGGTTGTAGATGAAGTAGAGGCTGTTTATCAAGATGGTAAGATTGTAAGCTATAAGGTTATGGTAGATGGCAAAGTTGCCTACCTTGATGCTCCAGAAGATGTACAAATGGTTACAAAAACTATACGTAGTATTAGGGCTGAAGAGGGTTCAGGTAGATCTATAACTCAGGCAGGTGTAGACCTTACTACATTGTCTTCAGAAGATCTTCAAAAGCTATATGAGGCTGACCTTCTAAGTACAGACGATTTGAAAGCTATAAGAAATACAGCAGGGGGAGATAAAAAGCTTAGAGCAGCAGGGTTGCCAGAAAGCCCTCTAGGGTCTTTGTTCTCAGATGTACCTAAAGAAGATACAGTACGTAGAATTGAGAACAACCTAACTGTAAAGTATAACGTAGATCCAGAGGCGTGGTATGTTATCTATGTTCCTCAATATATGGGTGAACGTAAGATTAAAGGCTCTGATCTGGCTACTATCCCAGACTCTAAGCTTACGAGTAAACGTGATGAGATTGTAGTGCGTGAACTTGAGCCAGGCGAAAAGCCGCCTAGAAAAACTGCAAGCCTTAACAAGGTACAGAGAATGCTAAGGTACGATGCATCTAAGCCACAGAAAGAAGCTGATGAGATTGTTACAAAAGAAGAAGACGTAACTCCTACACAGTCGTTCTTTGATAAGCATTCTGAAGAAGTCCTTAAAGCCTTAGAAGAAATAGGTTATACAAAAGCAGACACAGAAATGGATATTGCTGCAGAGCTACAGGACTGGTATGAAGAAAACAAAAACAAACCAGGTATCATACCATTACCTGAAGATGAAGATCTAACTGAGCTAGTTAAAACAATCAAATCTATGCTGAAAGAAGAGTAACCCATGGCGAGATCTATTACACTTAGAGAGCTTCGAGGTGAAGTTGAGGAAGATCAACAAGAAGACAATAAGCAGATAGTACCCAACATGGGTGCTACCTTCTCTCAGACAGAAGAGGTTCTTGATACAACTAAAGATAAGCCTAGGTCTATCTCCCTTAAAGAGTTACGGGGTGAGGTTGAAGAAGATGAGGAAACCCCTCTCTTTGAAGATGCCACTACTCTACGCAAGAAAGACCTTAAAGTAGGTAGTAACGCTGATGATATTCGTAACTACATGGTTGATCGCTTTGGTGTTGACTACAATACAGCAGGCGGTAAGAGCAATGATGAGGTTGTAGAAGACTTTGTAGATCACATGCGTTACGTCAACGGTAACGTAGTATCTGTAGCAGGTGAAGCTCGTTACATGACTAATGCAGACGAAGCTAAGCGTGCTAGGGCTGATAAAGCTTTTACTTTGTATGATCGTATGGGTAACGTGTTTATCAACGATGGCTTTACAGGTGCTGTGGATGGTATCCTTGACTACATGGGTGCGACTTTAACAGATCCATCTACCTACATAGGTGTATTGACTGGTGGTATAGGTAAGGCTTCAGGTGTTGGCCTTACTCAGGGTGCTAGAGCGGCAGTTAAAGAAATGGCACTTGCTGCTGGGCGTCGTGCTGCAGCTTCTGCTCCTACTAAAGAAGCAGCTAAGACTGCAGGTGAGGCTGCGGCTAAACGTGCTGCTGAACGCTTTGCTGCTGCTAGTGTTAGCTCAGCAGAGTCTAAGGCTGTTCGTGCTGCGGCTGCTCGTATGGAACGTGAAATCTTTATGCGTGAGGCTAAGAAGAAAGCTCAGCGTGACGCACTTAATGCTGCAGCCTCTGCAGACGCTAAGAAGATTCTACTTGCTACAACAGCTTTGGACTCTACGTTTGCTGTGATGCACGATGTAACACTACAGAATACTATGTTGACTGCTGGCTCTCAGGAGCAATACAGTTTGTTACAGACAGGGTTTAGCTCCTTGTTAGGCGGTGTGGGCGGTTTAGCACAGCTAGGCTTTGGTAAGTTTAAGGGTTCTTCTGGTCTTAGTGAAACAGACATCAAACTAAAGTTTGGTGCCCAGCGCAATGAAGCAATGCGTAAAGTAAACGAAGCCGTAGAAAACATTAAGAAGAAAAGAGAACGTGTTCCTGTTGAGACATCAGACGATATAGCTAAAGAGGCAGCTAAGATTATCCGTGATGAAGCCGATCTCTGGAAAGCTAAGGTAGCACGTGGTAAGGATCAGTTTGATGATGTCCCTACTTCTGTAGACTTCCTTAAAAGTGTGATGGTAGGAGAAGACAACAAAGGCGGCCTTGTTAAACTGTACAAAGACAATGGTGTACCCCTGCCAAAAGGAACTATTGTATCTGATGTTATGACTTCTCTTGTGCAGAAACTACCACAAGAACAGCTAGACGTTATCAATAAACAACTAAAGCCTATGGGTATTAACTTAGGTGAGACAACGCAGGTAGCTACAAGTCTAGGTGATCTTCTTGCTGTAGAGATTAGTAAGAGTGGCCAGGTCTTGAACGTCATGTCTCAAGTACGTAAGTCTATTGATGCTGCTGTACTTTATGGAGACTCTGTTGTTAACAAACAGGTTGAGGTTATTGATGCCGTAGAAGAGGAAGCTGCTAAACTTACAAAGTCTAAGCTTGGTGAGTACGGTCAGAATATCTGGCGTCGTTTGCTTGTTTCATCTCCTGCTACTACTGCCGTTAACGTCATGGGCTTTGGTCAGTTCTATGTAGGTCAGTCTCTAGCTGATATCTTCTCTGGTACAGCAAGCACTCTGTACGGCATTGCTCGTGGTGGTAATGCTACCAAAGAAGGACGTGAGGCTCTTCGTGTAGGACGTGTTTATCGTCAGATCCAAGCACAGAAGATGCGTAACCTCCTAGATCCATATACTACACATGATGCTTATATGTCTTTCTTGCAAGAGAACAAAGACGTAAGTAAGATCTTGTTTGAAAGCTTTAGTGGTGGTATTCAACGTAGTGGTAAACGCTTTGGTATTGACCCTGATGCTAAGTGGTTCCAGACAACAGAGATGGTTGTTGATGGCGCTAACCGTTTGACTGGTGTTAAGATCCAGGATACCTTCACTAAGTCCCAGATGTTCATGACAGAGATGGACAAGTGGCTACGTCTTAACAAAGATCGTACACTAGAGGATGTCTTGAAGAAGGGTGACTTTGATGTAATTGACAATGATGTCATTGGCTCGGCTCTAGATACAACACTAAAGTCTGTATTCTCTAAGGACTACACAACAGACGATCAACTCCTAGCTAACGCAGCGAGGCAGGTTGAGAAGTTCTCTAACATCCCTGTAGTCGGTACAATCCTACCCTTTGGTCGCTTCTTCAACAACACTATTGCTACGGCATACCAGTGGTCTGTTGGTGGTGGTGTGCAGATGGCAGGTGCTATGTATAACCGTGCTATCAAGGGTGCTCCTATTCCTAAGACTGCTAACGAAGCATTTGCTCGTAGCTTGGTAGGTATTACAGCTTATCGTCTTGCTATGGAGTACGATGAAGGGCGTCGTGAGCAAGGTCTAGGAACCTTTGAAGTAGATGCAGGTGGTGGTAACATTCTGGATGCTAAGAACATGTTTCCTTTCTCTCTCTGGTTGGCTGTAGGACGTGCAGGTAACTTGAGCCGTAATGGTGAGATGGTACCTAGAGAGCTTATTGAGGATGTTGCTGCGCAGCTTGCTATCGGTCAGTTTGCTAGTGACATTGAGTTTGGTAATGACTTGTACAATGTCTTTGATACACTGTTAAACAGTGATGAAGGTGCTCGTCAGATGACATTTGATGCATTCTACAAGCAGGGCGGTAACATTCTTGCAGGCTTCACTCGTCCTCTAGATGCTGTTAACCGTATGGTAGGTCTAATCAATAACTCAGATGCTGCACGAGATCAACGTCAACAGACTGGTATTGGTGTAGGCGTTATGGGTGCAACTAAATACGTAGACAATCTAATTGAAATCTTCACAGATAAACTTGATAATGTTACAGGTGAAGAGCTACGAGTTGCTACTCGTGAGGGTTCACTACGAGACGTTAACCCTATCCTACGTATTATGGGTATTAAGACTATGCCAGCACGTACAGCTACAGAGAAAGCCTATAGCATGGCAGAGATGCACTCTTGGCAGGCTAATGAACGTAGCCAGATCCCTGCATATGATAAGATCTTTAATACCCTAATTGCACCTGAGTTTGAGAAGCGCTTTCTAGCTTTGGTAGACTCTAAAGAGTTTAGGGAAGCTCCTGTAGCTCGACGTCGTAACCAGCTAACAAAGTGGAAGAACCAAATTACAGGTGAGATGCGTGCCTACCTTTCTGAATCTAAGGAAGGAGGCTTATACGCTGCACAGCGCAAGGCCACTACGGTTGGTAATAAGAACGTAAGACACGAAGCATTGAAGCATATGCGTGAGCATTACGGGTACTCTGGTTCTGGTCCACGAGAGATGAACTGGGAAGAGGTTCAACTATTCATAGAACTAGCTGAGTACTACGAAGCCCTTAATGCACCAGGTAAAGCAATGTAAAAGAAGAGGGGGCTTGCGCCCCCTTTACTATAGTTATTTAGCACCGTACCTGCTTAAACAATGCTTGGCCCAGAGAGATGCTTCTGTCAAAGAATCCAAGGCCTTGTCTCGTTCTGCAGTATCGTGTAGATGACTCAACAGGAAAGCCTCTACTTGTGCTACACGATCTGCTAGCATGACATTAAAGGTCTGTTCCTTTTTCTGTATATGCATAGCAGCTTCATGTTCTATATCCATAGGTTAACCCTATTGTTATTGTTATTCTTTTGGTAAGTCTGACAGTGCTTTGATTGTACTAAACACTGCATCAAGGTTAGGACAGATGATCTTCATAGAAGCCCAATCGTCGTTTGCGTTACGTCCATTAGCACGTACAACAAAACCATTATCAGCAAACTCTACTGAACACTCATCTACTTCTTTAGTTAGCTTCATCATAACCCTTCCTTCATAAAGACTTTAACCCACTCAGCACAGATGTCACTACGTACAATATCATCAATACCAAACTCCACCACAGGTACTGGCAGCATGTGTTTCTTAGCCAAGTGAATAACTTTAGATAAGCCATCTGCTTCTTTAAGATCTGACTGCTGCACATCACCATTGAGCACAATCATACTACCTTCACCGACCCTTGTCAAGAGCATCTTTAACTCGTGTGTTGTAATGTTCTGTGTTTCATCTACAATGATGAAGGCATTATCAAAGCTACGCCCTCGCATAAGTGCAAGTGGTGCCATCTCAATGTTGCCATTCTTGATGCCTGTCTCTACTGTACCCTTACCTAAATGCTTAGTCAGTACATCCAACACAGGCAAAGCCCAAGGGTAAGTCTTCTCTTCCAGTGTACCTGGTAGAAAGCCTAGCTCCTTACCTACCGCTACGTGAGGCCGAGTGATGACGATCTTGTCTATCTCCTTTAGTGTGTATAGATCCGCAGCATACGTAGCTGTAACATATGTTTTACCTGTACCTGCAGGACCAAGGATAAACACTTGGTTAAACTCCTTTAGTGCACTAAGTAACTGTGCTTGCCTCTGAGTCTTGGGAACAAGGCCAGAGGTTTTCTTGTTTTCAGCATTCTTGTAGTTTGTCTTACGTCGTGTACGTGTTTGTTTCTTAGGAGGTTCAAGACTGTCGTTCATTGTGTTTCTCTAGATATGCTATAGCCATTTTCAAACCCTCAATGTTATCCCCTAGAGAGCCTATACCACTGTTGCAGGACTTACATATCCAACCTCTAAACTGGTATGTTGTATGATCATGGTCTAGTAAAAGCTTACTGGGTTCTGTTATTTCTTTGCAGCACTCACACGCTGTTGGCTCTATTGGTTTATAGGTTGCAGTCTTTTTTGCGATATACTTGCCTTTATGGTATTTAGAGCTACAGCTTTTGCAGTATAAAGCACCACCTCTACCTGAGAGCTTTTCAATACCACTCTCTTGCTTAAACACACGCTGTGCATAAGAGTAGAAACTGTCTAAAGGTAAATCTTCTTTACAGCATCTGCACTTGTAAAGGTTTGTATCTACAGTTGCATCTTCTTTATTAGTGTCAAACAAAGCTAGTTGCATTGTTATCCTTTCAGTGAAGCTTCTAGTTCAGTGTAACCTCCAATATGTTTACCATCCATACCAAAGATCTGCGGTACTGTAGTGTACCCTGCTTGTTTGATCAGTGTCAAGAGCCACTTGTTTGATAAGTCATCTACCTTAAACTCCTTATAAGGCAAGCCTTGTTGGATCAGTACGGTCTTAGCACGATCACAAAAGTTACACTGACTGCGGCTTATGATTGTATACATTATGCGCTTTCTCCCCAAGCAATACAACGCCAGTCTTTTACAAACATTCCGTTACCTTCTACTGTAGCAATGCCATACTTTAGAGATTCCATACATTCATCACGTGATGTAAAGAGGTACTGGTTAACCATGAGGCTACAGTCTGTTAGCTCTACCCCGCAGTACAAGATTATGGCTGTGAACATTGTTTGATCCTTTCAAGTATCATTAGTTGTTGTTCGTCAGACATAATAGACCAATCCCTTATCTCGTCGATATGCCTGTTACACCCTGTGCAGAAGTCATCATTATCTAAACGACAAACTCTTACACAGGGTGAAGGTGTAGACCCTAGGTTAGGTCTACGATTTCGCATGAGTCACCAGAGCAAGCTAGTGTTTGACTACCTGCAGTATTGTCTTCCTTCTCATACTCTGAAAGTAGAGACCAGTCAATAGCTTTTGGCATAAGCTCTAGCAATTCGTGGTAGTCTGTTGCTTCACACTCCTGATAAGGTGCTTGCTGATATGTGTGCTCATTGTATGGTAGGAACGATACACCAGACATCTCATCGAAGTGTTTGTACACAAAGGCACCAACCTCTAGCCACTCATCTGCTTTAACATTGATAGTCACAGAAGGCTTGTGTTCACACCAATGACGCTGATACATGAGCCACATCTCTAGCTGTTCAATAGCAGTAAGATCAGCAGTTACAACAGCATTCTGAGGTGCCTTGATAGGGAAGCTAAACACTGTAGTCTGGTCTGGCTTGAACACGTCTGGCTCATTAGGAATACCCTGATCAATCATGAACTGTGTCAGAGGATCTTTGTTGTCGCCACGTACGGTACGGATATAGTAAGGGCTATGCCGTGCATGAATACCTGAAGCAGAGTCAACAAGTTGTGATACTGTACCTGAAGGCTTGACACATGTGATAGCAGCGGAGACAGGAATACCTAGACGCACAGCCCACTCCTCGTTTGTAGCAACAGCAACCTGGCGTAGGTGCTCTAGTGTTTTATCTAGACCTGCATTCTTTGTGGTCATCAATGGGTTATCCATGATGCCTGTAAGAGATACACCCAACAAGCGTTCATCTTCTGTGTTGTTCTGCCAGATCTTACGTAGGTAAGGGAACTTAGTGTAAGAGGACTGGATAGTACCAAGGATAGTAGCCAAGCGTACCTTGCGTTCCAAGTCTTCAATGGTATCTGTAGCACGTACCACACACTCTGTTAGGTTACAGAACTGGTAGGGTCGTAGAATGATTTCACTACATGGGTTTGTACCAAACTCAAAGTTAGGATCACGGCGTCCGTTCTTCTTGGCTTGTGCAATAGAAGCCTGACGGTTAAAGATACCACGCTCACCAGAGCCTGACTCAACAAGAGCCATCCACTCACGCATGAAACTAGTCGCATCTGGCTTCTCAGTATAGCTTACAGAGTTGTTAGCTAGTGCACGTTGTGGGTTGTTCTCCCACCATTGACCTGACTTAGCATGGCGCATACGATCATCTGATAGATTAGACAGAGAGATCATAGCACTACGGCGTACACCACCAACGACTACGACTTCCCCGATCTTACACATGATGTCATGGCATTCAATAGAGGATAGCTTACGGTGTTGTGCATCCTTGAATACTTTGATAACAAAGTTAAACAAGTCTACCAAAGGTGCTGGGCCAGAGGCACGTCCACCGAATGTCTTTAGTCGTGCACCTGCAGGGCGAACCTTAGATACATCCCACTTAGGGATCTCACCACTATAGAGGAGTGCAATCACTTGACGCAGAGACTTAGCCCATCCCTCCTTGCTGTCCTTAACAACGACAGTAGTATCACTCTCGAACAACTCAGGAACTTCAGGGAGCTTAGAGACGAACTGACGCTCAACACTGAAGCCAACACCAGTACCGCAGAGCAGGATGAACATAGCCTCATCGAAGCTTTTAGGATCATCTACGGGTAGGTAACTACAGTTATACCCTGCAGTGTTATCTCGGTTAAGCGCTGGGCCTGCAGTCATCATAGCACGCATGGATGGCATGACTTCTGTGTTAAGAATAGCATTCTGAATCTCTTCATATACCACCCATCCAGACTCATCTGTAAGTACAGGGGCTACCAGGTTATCCATGTAACGCTCTACTGTTTCAGTCCAAGACTCACGGCGTCCCTCATCATCTAGCCAACGTGCGTATCGGCTCTTGTGGATGAAGGCTTGGTAGTCTGTTGGTAAGTAGTTGTTCATCTATTATCTCCGCTTCCTTTTAGTTTTCCTCGTGACGCTCGGCTGTCGAGCTTCTCTATATTCAAATCAATGACCTGTTGCAAGCCATTTCCGTAGATGTTTGCTAGTGCCGTAGCGTAAAACACAACATCACCTAACTCTTTAATGATGTCCTCTGCTTGGTAACGGCTACCATCACGGATAAGTTTCTTAATCTTTTCAGCTACTTCACCTGCTTCGCCTACAAGACCTAGGACGTTTTCGACTAGGCGTTCATCCCCGTGGGTCATGATCTTCTTCTCAACCCAGTCGCTATACATATCAATCGTATCTCGACCTTCGCTATCTTGGAACATCTCAAAGAAGCCTAAACCCTCTAAGTCTTTGTTACTAATCATGTTCTCTCCTTTACTAATAAGCTGTCCATTGTAATATCATCCACATCATACATGACATCCATAATCATATCAAAGACATCATCCTCATGCGAAGCCTCATAACTAGAGAGAATGTTGTTATCCTCTTCTACTGTTATGAGGAATGTTACACTAAACTTCTTCTTCATTTGCCACAAGCACCCATTGTTTACGTAGACGGTTTAGATACCAGATAGCTTTATCAATATCTTCTAACCCATTCTTGTACTCACACCGCCACATATACTTCAGTACGTTAGCTGCGTGAGGCGCTATGAAGCCAGACATGTTCTCTGTCATAGCTTCAATAGCGTCGATGCATTCAATCCTAGCGTGGTTGTAGTGCGCTGGGCTGTTGACTACATCATGCGTTCCCATATGTCTTACTCCATCTTGTTAAGCTTACTACGTTGTCACCCTTTTGTTCAGGCTCATCTTCTTCATCGTCATCAAACATATCTTCCATCAAACGATTACGATGTTCACGTACCTCCTCTATAACAGAAGGGTTATCCTTTGACCAGTCCAAGAATGCAGACATCATTGTTACAAGATCTAATAGGATATTTACTTCCTCGTCTGACAAAGATGTCGAAGGGTCTAGCGTTACAGCACTAGAGATGTCGCCCTCCCAGTACCCTGCTTCGTTCATGATAGGCTTAATGATAAGGCCTACCTCTTCTGAGTCTAGCTTATAGCTCATTATACTTTCCTTCGTGTTACTGTGGTCTTTAGATCAGGTAATCCTTTTCCCTTTTCTTTCAACCACTCTTCAGGGATTTCTTTATCAGCCCACAGGAAGCCGTTCTTCTCACACCACATAGCGTATGTAGTCTTTGAACCCTTGTACAACTTTGATCTTGCGTTGCTGAAGACAAACCTAATATCTAGATGCGGATGTTGCTTCTTGATTTCCTGGTGTTTGCGCCGATCATCATTGCCGAAGATGCCCTTGGTCTCTACGATGATACCGTTATCTAGCACAAAGTCAGGTGTGTAAGTACGATACTTTAGATCTTCCCATTCAATCTTGTGTGTCTCGTATCTTACTTCTTTCTGTTTGTCTTTGAGATACGCAGCGGCCTTGTCTTCTAAGCCGCTACGATATAGTCTTGACTGGTGCCGCCTCCCGAAGGATTTAGCTTTCTTCATCTGAATTAGCAAGCTGTTCAATCATACCTGCTAGCATCTGACGCCGTGCATCTAGTACCTGTGCTACGTAAGAGATACGTTCCATCTCAGAAGATGCAACCATGATTTCTTGGTACGCTTTGGATTGCTCTTCGTTGAAGTCATCAGTGTAATACTCTTTGTCGTTGATAGTGATCTTAGCCATTGCTGTATTCCTCTGCTAGATATACATAATCCACCATGGGTGGGTTCTTTGCCTTTGATTCTACGGCAGGTAAAGTTTGTAGACCAGGCCAACATTTGTGTTTGAAAGCACAGAACCCACAGCCTACACCAAGCTTGAGGTTGCCTGTCTTCTTCTTGTAGAAGGTTTCCTCAACTGCTTCATAGCATCGTTCAAAGGGTTTATCCTGATTGATGTAGTCTGTCAAGTCTTCGATGTCTTTAAGTACAGCATCTTTATCGACACCCTCCGCAGGGACATACTTAAACTCACCGTTAGCTTTGTTGATTACCCACCAACCACCAACCTCTTTGCCTGCAGCTTCAGCATAACCTACAAGCTGTGGGATGTAACCGAAGCTGTCACCTGTAGCAAGTGAATCATACGAAGCAAACTTGTTCTGATAAGACCAAGGTGATGCAGACTTTACATCGTCAATCTTACCATCAAGCTCCATGTCATACTCACCGTTGATCTCTACCCCATTAGGCAGTGACAGTGTGACCTTGGCATTATCCTTAAACTCCACACCTGCAGAACGTAGGATACCCTTGAACACAGCCTCGACAATATCGCCTAGGATCATGTTCATTAGGAAGTGAGGCGGGAAGTCAGTCTTACCCTCAGAGTCATTCTTCTCAAACCACAACTGGCACTTAGGCTTACCAATGTTAGACATACGTAGACGGAACTCATCACGAGGACCGCTATCAAACTGCTTAAACAACGCAGCCTTAACGTCAGAGGCGACTTGTTCAGCCACCTCCTCAGTCATTGTAGTCTCACCTGCCATAGCCTTCTGCAAGAAAGAGAAGATTGCTAGTTCGGCTG